AGATGTCGCCCCAATTATCGACGAACGACGCGGGCGGCGACACGAGCTTGCGGCTGGTGAACACCTCGAAGCGCGCCCAGATTTCGTCGATGCGCCGCTGCAGCCACGCGTCGTTGCTGCTGTCGGTCGGCGGGATGTTCAGGTCGTCTTTCAGTATCGCAAGGTCGATGGGCGGCGAGCTGCGCGGCTTGGCCTTCGGCTTGGCATCGGGCTCGGTCATGGGCCACCTACTTGTGCTTGGTGACGAGATCGGCGAGCAGCTCGCGCACCAGCTGCTTGATGCTGCCGATGGCGTGACCCGACTCGGTCATCGTGCCGTCTTCGTCGAGCGCGAGGTTGAGCGACGGTCGCGCCTTGCCGCCGACTTTCAGCCAGCTCACGTCGCTGCCCTCGCTGCCCGGCTCGACACCGCGCGACGGCCCGAGCGCATGCCACTCGCCGCGGCAGAGCACGCGGTCGCCCTCGTCGTAGTCGGCCTCGGCCGACCACACGCCGCGCATCAGCGGCACCGCGAGCGTGCGTTCGAGCAGGTGGCTGCTGCCGTCGCTGAGCCGCGTGCGCAGCGTCAGCGTGCGCTCGTCCATGCCGAGCACGACGCCTGCCACGCCGACCAGCAGCGGCAGCCAGTCCTCGTGCGGCGGCTCGCTGTCGGTGTCGCGGCGCGCCATGAAGAGGCCGTTGCAGTGACGCACCACGCTGCTCGCGCCATGCCGACCGGCCGCCCAGCTCGGCGGCGGCAGGAAAGGCGGCAGCGGCTTCTGCGCCACGAGCCGCTCGACGTCGGCGCGCATCAACGTGATCTCGTCGCCGATGACCTGCGTGATCAGCTCGATGATCTGCTCGCGTGTCATGCTGCCCTCCTGAAGCGCTCGCGCAGTGCCGCGCGCACGCGCAGCACGTCGGGCGTGATCGACGACGCGCCCGAGGGCGCATTGGCCGGTGCCGCCTCTGGTGCGGGGTTCTCGGGCTCGGGCGTCGGCGACGGCTTGTCCGGCTCGCTCTCGCCCGGCCCGGGCGAGCCGATGGGCACCAGCGGCGACGTCGGCTGGTCGATTGGCACGTACTGGACCTGCACGCGCGGCACCTCGCCGCCCTCGATGGGTTCGAGGCCTTCCTGCGCGCGCACCTCGTTGATCGACTGCCAGCCCGAATTGAGCGCCGTCTGATAGGCGGTGAAGCGCGTGTCGATCTCGGTGCGCAGGAACGCCGACAGGTCGAACTCGAAGCCGAAGCCGGGGCCGAACTCGAACGCCGCCTGCAGTCGCTGCTGCAGCGCCTCGATGTGCGTGTTGAGACAGCCCGACAGGTAGGTGCGGTTGAGCTGCTCGGTGTTGCGGTAGCTGACTTTGGTCATGTCGCCGAGCATGAACGTCGGCACCCGGAACACGCGGGCGACATCCTCGACCGACCAGCGCAGTTGCTCGATGAGCTGCGCATCTTGCGCGGTGATCGTCAGCGGCTCCCACTTCAGCCCGCCCGACAGCAGCGCGGTCTTGCCGGTGCCGTCGCCGCGGTAGGCGCTGTCGAAGTCCTGCCGGATGCGCTGCGCCTCGGGGTCGGCGATCTTGACGTCGCTCACCAGCATGCCGCCCGGGCGCGCGTTGTTGGCGAAGAACTGCTGGCTGTTCTGCAGAATTCTCAGGCCGACCGCGCTCGAAGCGGCGGGGGCGAAGATCGGCGTCACGCCGACCAGCGGATAGCCCGGCAGCAGCGGCAGACGATGGTGGATGATGTCGCGCGCGGGCACGACCTGCCCGACCTCGGTCTGCGCCAGCAGGTCTTCGTTGACGCGGTAGTAGATCGAGCCGTCGTCGGCGATCAGCGGCACGACGCGGTAGGGGTTGAGGATGTGCATCGCCGTGATTTCGTCGCGACGATTGCGGATGCAGTAGCAGTAGGTGTTGCCCTGAAAGAGGTACGACTGCACGAAGGCGTAGAGGAAGTCGGCCTGCGTCTGGTACTCGTTCGGCTTCTGCATCAGGCCGACGTAGTAGTCGTTGCGCTGCGCCTTTTTCGCGCCGGTCACCGGGTCGACGGTGTAGACCATCGACGGCAGCTTCGAGATGTCGGACGCGATTGAGTTGATGCAGGCGTAGACCGCCGAGAAGGCGATCAGCTCCTGCGCCATGTAGGGCGAGTGCAGGTTGCGCTGCCACGCGCCGAGCGGGCCGCGGTCGCCGTTGCCGCCCCACCAGCCGCCGCCACCGCTGCCCAAGCCGCCGCCACCACCGGGCCACGACCAGACGACGCCGCCCGGCACGGTGCGACGAAAGCCGACGCGCAAGGCGGCGCGCTCGACGAGCTGGCCGAGGCGCGAGGTCAGATCGTTGGCCATGGATACCTCGTAAAAAAAAGCGCCCGCCATCCTGTTTGCGTGAGCGGCTGCTGAACCCCTCGGGATGGCGGGCGATGCGGGAGACGAGCGCCCCGCTACTTAACGGCGGGCGTGCGCACGCTCGCCGCTGGCGTTCGGTGCATGCGTGCCGCCCGTGCCGACGACGCCGCTGGCCCCGCCGTTGCCTTCAGGCGCGGCTGCGAGGAACGGTGCGCCGCCCATCGGGAAGCCGGTGATCTCCTGCACCGCTGCGGCGCGCCGCATCAGCCAGTAGATGAACCGCTCAGCCTTCAACCCGAGCATGTTCTGCTGCCACAGCGAGATCAGCGGCGTCGGCGGCGTGGCCGGTGCGCTGTCCATCTGCAGCGATGCTTCCTGCGAGGCGTCGAACATGACCTGCCCGTCGTCGGCGACCATCAGCTCGGCCTGTTCGAGCAGCGTGATGGACGACGTCACGGGCGGGCCGCCCGACGGCACGATGTAGCCCGACTCGATCACCGGGATGCCGAACACGCTGTAGGGCTTGTTCATCATCGTCGGGAAGGCGAAGTTGCCCATCGGGTCGCGCAGCGTGGCGATGAACATGCGGCTTTGCAGCGACATGATCCACACCGGGTTGCGCATCTGGATGTTCGCCACCGACAGCGCCAGCATCGCCGCCGCCAGATCGTTCGTGACGTGCGTCAGGTCGTTGCCGGTCGACGGGATGTTCGGGCTGGCGTTGTTGATGCCTGCCGGGCGCACGCCCGCGACGGCCGCGGCTGCACCGATGAACGACGTGTCGAGGATCGCCGCCACCGCGTTCGCCATGTCATCGCGCACCAGCACCTCGGCGCTCGGTGCGGAGAACCGCGCCAGCTCCTGAGTGATGACGACGATGGTCGCGACCTTGGTGAACGGCACCGTGATCGCGTCGAACGCCAGCGCGCTGACGGGCTTCGACAAGCCCTCACCGACCCACTGCGCCGTCGAGCCCGCCGTCTGCCGCGGGATGCGGACATTGAACGGGATCGAGCGGTAGCCCGAGAGCTGGCCGACGATGGTCTGCGGTCGCAGGAACTCGATGAACTCGCTGATCAGGTTCTGGTAGTAGACCAGCGGCGACGCCCACGTCGGGTCGGTGGTCGTGCCGACCGCCACCGCGGCGCGCAGCACCTGCGTCACCTCGGGCGTCTCGTTGTCCCAGCGCTTGGCGATTTCGAGCGCCGAGTGCAGGTTGCCCTTCGATGCCGCGAGCGCCATGGCGTAGCGCGCCAGCGCCTGCCCGGGGAACGCCTTGAACGGCTTGACCTCGACGCCGGGCGACGGCTGCAGCGGATGAGCTGCAGGCTGCGCGCCTGCCGCCTTCGCCGCTTCGGCGTGCTTCAGCCGCTCGACCTGCTGGTCGATGTCGGCGATGTCGCCCTTGTACTTGTCGAACTCCTTCTGCTCGTCGGCGGTGAACAGGCGCGGCGCAGTGTCGTCGCCCTCGCCCGTCGTCGCCTTCTCGCTCATCGCCGTCATGGCGTCGAGCAACGCGCGGCGCTGCTTCAACAGCGCCTTGATCTGGTCTGCTAGGGTCATGTTGGCCCCCTGATTTCGAGGATGTCGATGGTCCTGCGCCGCTGTTCGCTCGCGGCCCGGGCGACTGCCCGCGACTCGTCGATGAACACGCGACGCGCCGCATCGACCGAGAGGCCGAGCGACTTAGCGACGGCGAGCGCCTGCGGATTGGCAGGCACGGGCACGACGCTCAATTCGAGAAGCTCCTGCGACGTGAACTCGTAGCCGGTCCAGTTGCCGTGATCGTCGAGCAGGGAATTGATCTTGCCGGTCGGCGCGAAGCCGACCGAGGTGGCGCGCATGAAGCCCTTGTCGAGGCACGCCCACACGATGTCGGCGGTCGGGTTCACGCCTTCGTCGAGCAGCTCGACGTCGGCCATGAGCTGCGTGCCCTCGACGGCGATCTTGGTGACGCCGCCGATGGCGGGCGAGCGGCTGTCGTGCGCGAACAGCAGCACCGGGTTTTTGCGGAAGTTGTCGAGCTGCCAGCCGTCGGCGCGGATGATGTCGCCGTAGCGGTCGACGCTCTCGTCGCTCGCCACGAAGCGCATGGTGCGCTTGCCGGTGTCGGCGACGAGCTGGAACTTGTCGATGTGGCCCGCGGCGCGGATCACGCGCTCGCCGATGGCCGGTGCGGTGCGCGCGGTCATCGCGGCACCCTGCGGTCACGGTCGGGCAGCGCGCTGCGCGCCTTCGTCGTCTTCATCGGGCGCTTCACCGACGACTTGATGCGCTTCAGGTAGTCGCCGTCGCGCACTTCGGAGCTGAGCCCGAGCCGCGTGGTCGGCCGGGGCCGGTTGATTTTGGCTGGCATGGTGAGACACTCCCCGAGTAACTCGTGGTGTTTTCGATGGTGATTTTTGGCGACGCCGACTGGGGCTACATTCCGGGCTTCCTCGACGAGGACGACCCGCGGCCTGCACGCGAGCAGATCGACGCGCGCAGCCCGGGCGGCTGGCATCGGCTGCCGCCGCAGCTTCGCTTCGACAGCGAGACGCTGATCATGACCTACCCGGGCGACCCGCCGTTCGAGCCGGTCGGGCTGCTGATGTTCCGCGACGAGCGGCTGCTGCTCTACCCGGGCGACTTCGTGGTGATCGTGCAGCGCGACGGCACGTGGGAAGGCGCGCGGCTCGACTAGCCGCGGCGCGCGCCGACCATCACCGAGATCGTGCCGCCTGCGCCGTCGGTTTCGGCCGAGGTGTCGACGTCGAGCAGCTTGAACATCGCGAGCACCGGGTCGAGCACCTCGATTGACCACCACTGGTCGTCGACGCTCGCCCAGCCGGTGCCCTTCACCAGCACCTCGGCCGCTGCCTCGATGCGCGGGTCGAGCGGCGTGACGGCCATGATGACCGACGGCTCGGCCATCGCGGCAATCGCCTCGATGTCGCCGACCACCGTCTCGACGGGCGGGATGGGCGGCGGGTTCTCGACGTAGTCGACGGCGGCGAGCAGTTGCTGCGCGAGCACGGGCGCGTAGGGGAACAGGCCGACGTGCCCGCACTGGCTGCGCATGGTGCTCTGGATGCGGGCGACGCGTTCAAGCCCCGCCATGATGTCGGGCGGTGGCGTCGCGCCGCCCTGCAGCTCGGCGAGCAGCTCCTGCGACAGCAGCGCGTCTTCGTCGGCGATCTGGCCGATGACGGCGATGTTGCCTGCGAGATTGGTGAAGTGTTCGAGGCGCGCGGCGGCAGCCCGGCAGTCGTCGGTGAGCTGGGTCATGGTGCCCTCGTCAGATGATGTGGATGGTCGGCACGCCGCGCGTCGTCACGGCCTGCCAGCGGCCGATGGCCATGATCAGCGCCGTCATGCAGTCGATGCGGCCGATGCTGTTAGCCTTGTGCGGCATCTCGTTGAGGTTTTTGTCGCGCTGAACTTTGAGCGCCGACGCCATCGCGGCGAGCACCGGGTTGTTGCCGTGGTCGAGCTTGCGGTCGGCGAGCAGCGCCTGCAGTTCCTTGGTCGGCGCGGTGTAGCTGCGCAGCCCTTGGATGAACTCGAACGACTGCACGCCGTGCTCGTTCAGCTCGACGCCGAGCTGCGTGGCGTTCCACGGGTCGTAGTTGATGCCCTCGATCTGAAAGTGTTGCGCGTCGCCGACGATGGCCTGCCTGATCTCGGCGTGGTCGATCACGTTGCCGGGCGTCGCCTCGATCCAGCCCTCGTCGACCCATCGGCGGTAGGGCACGCGGTCACGGTCGGCGCGCTGCTCGATGGTGTCGGCGGGCATCCAGAACCGCGCGGCGATGCGCATGATGCCGTCGGCATCCGGCTCGAACAGCTTCACGAAGGCGCTGATGTCGATCTTGCTCGACAGGTCGAGGCCGCCGTAGCACTTGCGCGGCGGGTCGAGCTTGTCGGGGTCGAAGCGCCCGCGGCTGTTGCGCGCCCACAGCGCCATGTCGATTGCGCGCTCGCTGTCGCTGGTGCGCACGTTCAGCCGCAGCCGCTTGAAGGCGACCAGCGCGCTCGGCGACTTCGCCGCCTTTTTCGCCTGCCGTTCGAGGTCGTCGAGCTTGACCGATATGCCGAGGTTCGGGTTGGCCTTCGCCCACGCCTTCGGGTCGTTCCAACGGTCGTCTTTGTCGATGGTGGTGATGAAGGCGAACACGTTGTCGTCGTCGATCACGCCTTCGAGCACCTGCTGCGCGTAGAGGTTCTCGTGCGCGTAGACGCTCTCGGGGTTGTCGTCGCCTGCCGTGGTGATGATCCACAGCAGCGGCTGACGCCGTGAGCCCATCGCGGTGTCGAGCACGTCGAGCAGGGCGCGCGTGCGATGGCGGTGCAGCTCGTCGATCAGCACGCCGTGCGGGTTGAGGCCGTCGAGCGTGCGCTCGTCGCTCGACAGCGGCTCGAACTTCGAGCCCGAGCGGTCGACCGACAGGTTGAGCTTGAACCGCGCCACCGTGCGCTGCAGCTCGGGCGACGTCGCGACCATGCGCTTCGCCTCGTCGAAGATGATGCGCGCCTGATCGCGCTTCGTCGCCGCGGCGTAGACCTCGCCGCCGTCTTCACCGTCGCACACCAGCAGGTCGAGGCCGACGCCCGCCAGCATGGTCGACTTGCCGTTCTTCCGCGGCACCTCCTGATAGACGTACCTGAAGCGCCGCGTGCCGTCGGCGCGCTTCCAGCCGAACACGCTGCCGATGCAGAACTTTTGCCAGCCCGACCACTCGACGGGCTTGCGTGCCCATTCGCCTTTCGAGTGGCGCAGGAAGCGCGGCCCGAACGCGAGGCGATGCTGAGCTGCGCGCGCGTCGAAGTGCAGCCCGCGCTTCGGCCCGCGCTTCAGATCGTCGAGGTGTCGCTTGCAGGCGAGCCGAACGAAGCGGCACGCGATGACGTCGCCCGCGATCACCGCCCGCGCCCAGCTCGTGACCTCGTCGGCCGCATCGAGCGCCGGGGCCGTTTTGGGCCGTTTTCCCCGTTGGGCCATGCTGTCGCACCCTGAAACGCCGTAATTGCTGGGCTTTGCGTTGGCAACGCCAGCCGGTTCGCGTTGACAACGCCAGTGCCGGGGCCGAAAATGCAGCCTCAATCGAGACGCGCCCCCCGGTGCCCCGCACGACTTCAAGCGGCACCCACCCGCCCAAGGCAAGGTCGGTTCGCGAGTTTCCACACCTCGCGGCCCTTACTCCCCCGGCAAGCGGTTCAGATGGTCCTGATGATTGGCGCGGCGAGAACGGTCGCGCCCTTCACCAGCAACATCGCTGGATAGGAGATCGACATGACGTTCAATCGCTTCTCACTGACTAAGCCCGAGCGCGCGAAACGCGACGAGTGCATCGCCAAGCTCAAAGCTATCACGACCCGCGAGTACGCCGAGTTCGAGCCGCTGGTGCTCGACGCGGTGCGCGGCATCGGCGGCAACGTGTGGACGTGGCTTGATGAAGGCCCCGGCTACGCCGCCCTCACCGACTACCGCGCGCAGCCGCCGCTCGATGCCTTCTGGCGTCTGCGGCAGGTGCGCAACTCGAACCGCTCGATATGGGATGCGGTGATGGAAAAGCCGTAGCGCACGCGCAAGGCGAAGTAGATGACACTGATGATTGCGGCCCGGTTCGCCGGGCCGCCTTCACCAGCACCATCGCTGGATAGGAGAACACAATGACCGACCGCTACATCATCAAGACGAACGACGGCACGCTCTGCACGGGCGTGTGGGACAACCCCGAGGCTCGCGCCTGCGAGTTCGTGGTCGTCGACACCGCGGGCGACGCTGGCCTCGGCCCGCGCTACCCGCACTTCGTGAAGACGCAGGCCGATGCCGAGCGCATCTGCGCTGCCCACAACGAAGAGCACCGCCAGCACCTCGCCCGCGAGGCCGCGAAGGTCGAGATCACGACGGCGGGCTACACGCGCAAGGTCGACCCCGCGGTCGCCAAGCGCATCAAGATCGAGCGGCAGGTGATCAGCGCCTTCGTGAAGTCGGCGCTGAGCAACAAGCTGACGATCACCGTCGACAACGGCGAAGAGAAGCCGGTCGTGAAGTCGACCAGCTACAGGGCGATCATGGCCGCGATCATGGCGACCGACGAAGAGCACCTGCGCGTGTACGACACGGCGGGCAAGCACCTCGGCAGCGCGTACATGGTCTACGGCAACGACGGCTACGACGTCATCTGCGACTACCACACCTCGCTCGAAGAGCTGATGACCCCGGTCAACGTGGTCATCGACCGGCTCGCCGAGCGCGCCTAACTCACCGCGAAGGAGAACGACATGACCGACATCAACATCGACTTCTGCCGCGCCATGCTGCGCTCGGCACACGAGGAAGTGCGCAAGCACTTTCCGGGCATCAAAGTCAGCGAGGCGGCCGTCGTCGGGCCGAGCTTCGGGCAGTACCTGTTCGAGTTCGTGCACAACGGCGAGCGCTTCGCCGAGTACGTCAGCGCCGACAACGCCTACGAGGCGCGCTACGAGGGCTGGCACAAGTTCCTCGCGCATCACCGCATCGAGGGCTGGTTCACCGAATGAT